CATGTATGTTTTAACTGTTTCAACTGAGGTCATTCTCATTGTACCAGCATCATTAATTAGTATACCATCTCCATCAGCAAGTGCTGTAGTTCCCCTTGCTGTGCCACCATCTATTAGGTTTATTTCCGCAGCAGTAGTAGCTATATTAGTACCACCAATGTCTAGCGTTGTCAAGGATACTTCACCAGCAACAGTAACTAAACCATCAGCTAATGTAATGAGGTCTGTATCATCTGTGTGACCAATAGTTGTACCGTTAATAAGAACATTATCAATGTCTAATGAACCACCAGATATAAGACCTGTAGTAGTAATAGCAGAAGCACCTGTATCAATAGTTCCAAACCCAGAAGTAATACTACCAGAATTTAATGCTCCTACCGTAGTAGCTGCAGTAGTTATAAGGTTAGGCATTGCAGTTATTTCATCGTCAAAGTATGCAGCAAGATCTGTTACAGCTACTTGAACCATAGTGCCGTTGTCATTCAGAACAACACGGTCTGCATCTACTACTGTAGTTGAGGTAGCAGAAGTACCACCATCCATTATATTTAACTCTGCTGCTGTAGTATTAACACCATCTAAAATATTAAGTTCTGCACCAGTAGATGTAACTGCAGTTCCACCATAGTCTAAGTTACCTGCAGCAATTGTAATTACACCTGTACCTTTAGGCGTAAGTGTAATACCTATATTAGTGTCACCACCTGTAGCTGCGAGTATAGGGTCACTACCACTAGCATTGTTAGTTATTTCTAGTTGATTTACAGCAGAGCCTGTTGTTTGGAATACTATAAGTTCATTACCATTAGCATCAGCTAGAAATCCACCATCAACTATCTTAGCAGCAGTAAGTGTTTTATTAGTAAGTGTGTCTGTAGATACGAGAGATACTAATGTTGAGCTAGCACCTGCTGGTAGCATTAAGGCATTTGTAACACTTGCAGAGTGTGGCTGTCCAAACACTTTTTGTCCGTGACTATTACTTTCACAGTTAAATACTATTGCAGCTGAGTTAGTATTACCCCTTACAACAACTGTACCTGTTCCATTAGGAGCTAAGTCAAGAGTAGCATTAGAAGTTGTAACAATGTCAGCACCATTCATATCTAGGTTTCCACCTAGTTGTGGCGATGTGTCTTCTACTACGTTAGCTATTGCACCTGATGTAGCAAGACCAGCTACAACTGTACTACGTGCAATTCTTTTAAGTCCACCACCAGAAGTATCAACAGCAAGAAATACATCATCATTAGCTACTGTACTAATTTCTGATAAGTCACCTAAAGTAGAATTACTTACGTCAAGAATGTTTAACTCTGCTGCAGTAGATGTAATACCATCTAAAGCATTTAACTCAGCAGCAGTGCTAGTTACGCCATCCATAATATTAAGTTCAGCAGCAGTTGCTGAGATAGCTGTACCATTAAAGTTAATAGCATCTAGGTAGGCTGTACCATCTATATATATATCTTTAAACTCTAGTGAACTAGAACCTAAATCTACATCGTTATCTGTTGTAGGAAGTATAGAGCCGTTGTTAAATGTAATCTGTGTTTCACCACCAGTAGCAACAGTGATTACATCTGACCCACTAAAGGTAATACTTGTATTAGTATCGCTATCACCAGAAATACTATCTAGTTGAATATCACCAGCATTAGTAAAGTTAGCGTCACTAAGATCAAACGTACCTGTAACATCTAAGTTACCACCTACAGATAAATTGCCTGATATATCAACAAGACCATTAATATCAATAGTAGTAGCAGCAATTTGTATTTCTGTGTCTGCTACAATGTCAAGCTGGCCGTCAGCACTAGAATTAATATAGAGGCCAGTATCACGAAACTGAATCTTCTCTGTTGACGCAATAAGTAGATCATCAGAAAACTCAAAGTAATCCTCATCCTCCATCCACTTTAGTACACCGTCATTACTTTCACCATCAAAGGTTACTGTAATGTCTGTACCTGAAGTAGCATTACCAATAGTAATAGAAGTACCAAGCAGTTTAGTAATAGGACCACCTTCTGCAGTAGTCCCATCGTGTGTGTGTCCAGTGCTTGCAGCAAAGGCAGCTAGTAACTGATCAAATTCATCATTAGTATGATCCGCTGTAATGGTATCGCCATCTGCGTATGTTGATTGTCTTGTGTATATAGCGCCCATTTAACGTCTTGCTCCTAATTGATATTCTAACTGAAACCCTTTTAAAGAATATGGATTACTGTCTCCATCATCTTCTACTTTAAGTATTACAGAAAAACCTGACCCTTCTACAGACTTTCTATCTAAAGGGTCTTTACCTCCACCATATATAAATTGTGCTGTACTTGTAGTTGTGCTATATACTGCTCTACCATATGCAGCAGATAAAGTTACTGTAGAAAAAGGATACACTGCTGGTCTAGCTGAGTTTTTATCTTCATTATCATAACGTACAATTAAATCAGCGTCAACATTTCCTTCAGGTCTATAGTTAATAATAACCTTTTGCACATGCTTACGTATACCAGAATCTCCAAACACCATGTCTGGACCTCTATATTTACCTTTTATAGTTGTGCCATCAAAGGTACTTCCTATTTCTTGTCTATGTATAAAGCCATCTATGTCTCCATGCAAGGAAATAACATCACCTGTCTCTACAAAGGTATCCGTACAAGTAGTTTTAAATCCTTTTAATTCAGAAAACTCAAAGCCATCTTTTTTTAAAACACAAGTTACTCCCCTAGAAAGAGTTGAAGCTTGTCCTGATTTATTAAAAAAGATTCTATATTGGGTTTTGTCAGGTATAACTATGCTATCAAAATCTACTGAGTCTTTAATGTTTTTATCAAATATAGATTGTATGTTTTTACTTATTGTACCTAGCTCTGTATCCCCAATACGTTCTGTACCCGCAATAGTACGCAAGCCATCTGGCCCAAGAAAAATTAAATCCCCTGCAAATTCCTGTACAGTAAAGCTATTAATACATCCAATATTTCTTGTTACTGGTTCTACAACAAAGTCAGAACTAGATGAACCTGTTAGTTTAAATATTCTGTTTTCACAAAATATAAATAAACTATTACGAAAAACTTTTAAGGCAACAATAGTATCGTCTACCTTAATGCTACCTGCACCGTTACCAGAGTTAAACCCGTCTTCATTAAGAGGCTCACTAAATACTACTTCTTGTGGTGTAGTAGACTTACCTGCATAAAACATATGATTTCTATATGCCGCTACAACAGTTGCACCTGCTACACTACTATCGGTAACATCTGTAGCAGACAAAGAAGTATTAAAAACTACAGGGGCATTAACTTGGTCTACAAAAACAACCTTTTCATTACCATCGAAATTAAATCTTTCAAAATGGTACTTTTTAGCATTTGTTCTACCTGTATCTATTTCTGTCCAATCTATTGATATAGAACTATCTGTAATATGAGTTGCAGCAGTAGTGCTTGAAGTAGCTCTAGTTACACCAGTAAAAGAGTTTGAAGTAACTCCTGTGTATGTAAATTTCTCATCGCCAATTTGAAGATTACCACTAGAAGCAAAACCTGTAGTAGAGTCTACAGTTATAGAACCAGAACCTGTCATAGCTGTACTTGATGCAATACGAATAGCTAATTGTGTAGATGAAGATGAAAATATCTTTTCACCTCTAGCCGCTAATGTTCTATTATTAAAAGAAACTACCATTAAAGGCTCTTCTGAAGTACTACTTGTAATAGGAACTACTTGATTAATAAATTTAGTATATCCGTTTATTCTTCTATACCCGCCTTGAATATCAGGTTCAAAGTTTTCTAACTGTACTGCCTGTCCGGGGTCCATTAAAAAGCTAGAACGGTTTAAAACTAAACCACCCTCACAATTAAATGCTACTGGTTGTGTTTGCGAACTATCTGGCATTAACTAACACCTGACATAAAGTTAGCAGAACCCCGTGGCCTATTAATTACAGTCGATCTGATATAGTCAAACTTATTAATTAACAAGCTCTGCATGTTTTTAATGCCTTGTTCAAACCTACTAAAGTTTATCTGGTATTGATTTAACTCACCACGATACTGATACACATAAGCTGTAGCACCATCTATTATCACAGGCGCAAACCTATCAGGTACACTTGTTGTATCTCCATGTGCAGATAAGTCTGCAGGAAAGGTATAATAATCAAAAGCAAGCGTGTAAGCTTTATCTGGGTATGGATGCAATAGGTAGTTATTGTCAGGGGTACGTACAATGCTTCTAGGTACACCGCCATCTTCAAACTGTGTGACAGCAACATCATCTGCATGTATGGCAGCAGTAGTGTTATTAGCCCCACGTGTGCAGCCAGTAATGTCATTACCTGATACACCAGTATAAGTGACTTGCTCACTACCTATGTGTACTGTGCCTGTTGCATCTATCCCTGTAGTAGTGGTAAGGGTTAATGTAGTTACGCTACTAGAATGTGATCCGTTTAGCGTTGTAGCAAAAACATTATCTTCATTATTGGCATAGTCTTTTTCAATATATTCATTATAGTTCAACATTGATAGGTTATTACCTGTCACATTAAGGTCAGTGCTTTTCTTAATTCTAGCTGTACTATAATCAATAGACTTTGTGCTTGTAGGAGCAGTGTATCTAGTTTGTCCTGCTATTAAGGTAGAAGAATTAATAGCGTGATTAAAAGAATATCCAAACTCACGTTGGTTGATGTATCGTATTGATTCATTAATTGCATTCTTACATTGTATTTGTACACCCCTAGCACCTGTAAAGCTACTAGAAGTAAGCTCTACTTCATTCATGCGTGTAATAACACTATTAGTTAAAGTAAGAAAAGTAAGAGCCATTATATTTCCTTAATAAATCTTTTATGCCCCAAGAGTTTTTGGTTGCATAAGTTTGATACACCAATGGGGCCAGCGTATAGCCAGCCCCAAAGTATATAGGTTTATTACAGTAGATCACGCTGTGCTACAGCAGGTTCTGTCATTGCAGCAGAAACATCTGCAATTACTGCATAGAGCCGTAGACGCCCAGTTGCAGGGGCAGCACCATCAATTTTTACATCAATAGTATCCGCAGCAGCAACACAAGCTAGTGATGTAGCATGGAAGTCTGCATGAGGCGTTGAAGCTGCACCAGTACCAACAGTATTAGTGTAGCCATTAGTACCTTTTGCAAGGTATGTACCAGCAGCTTGAGTAAGATCAGCACCATCAATGATGTCATCACCTGCAGCAAAATCAATATCTGCAGTACAAG